ACCTAACTTTCTAATTCACTTGAAATTCGGCGTCTTTGACGTCTGTTTCGTTATGCCTTTTTACCGTCATACAATTCACAACATTTTTTGATTTTTTAGACTTGACTTTTAATAGTTAGTCTTATATTTTTATCGGTGAGCAGTTTTCTACATTCAGCAATAACGAGCTCCTCTATAAAATCTTTGCGGACTGTTTTCTTATTACACAGCTTTTTCTTGCGGTTGTTGCAGATGTAATAATGATGTTTAGCGGTTGTATGTGATTTTCCTGAAACCCCTGTCATCATATCTTTACAATGACCGCAAAACAATTTTGTTGTAAGCAAATATTCCGTTTTGGCTCTTGCTCTTGCAGGAGCCTTTTTATTTTTGTCGAGAATTTCTTGAACTTTATTGAATGTTTCATCATCAACTATACGAGGTATGCCGCCGGGTGTCTCTTTGCCGCCGTATGTGTAGGTTCCGATATACCGTTTATTGCGAAGCATCTTCCTGAGCGAATTTTTATTGAAAGAATTACCTCTCGATGTAAGAATATGTCTTTCGTTCATCATATTGATAATTTCTGTGACGGTTTTTCCGTTGGCGTACATATTAAAGATTTCACGAACAACGGGAGCGGTTTCTTCATCAATCTGAAAACGCTTTTCGCTATCAACCTTAAATCCGAGTGCAACGCCTCCTCCTGTGCATAGACATTTTTCCCCGTTCAAATCCATTCCTCTTTTTATCTTTTGCGAAAGCTCAGCGGAATAATATTCAGCCATCCCTTCGAGTAGGCTCTCAATCAAAATGCCGCTCGCATCATCTGAAATGTTTTCTTTTGCACTAAATACTTTTACACCGTTTTTCTTCAATGCCGCTTTGTAGGTGGCTGAGTCATATCTATTACGAGCGAAACGGTCAAGCTGATAAACAAGCACGCCTGAAAAAAGATGCTTTGAACTTTCCGAAATCATCCGTTGAAATTCGGGGCGGTTGTCGGTTGTTCCTGATATGGCTCTGTCAATATATTCTCCGATAACAGTATATCCGTTTCTCTTTGCAAAGTCATAGCACACCCTTAATTGTCCCTCAATGCTCTGCTCGGTTTGGCTATGTGAAGAGAAGCGGGCATATATAACTACATTCATTCTTTATACCTCTTTTGTATTGCTTTTTTCGGCAAACAAGCTGAAACCGTTTGATAATGTAAATCTTATATAGTTAAGGTCGCTTTGTGTTTTCTCGAACCATTCCGCATCAACGGACGGTATTTCTCTGAACTCTTTATTGAGTCTTTTTAATTCACCGTAAGACAACGCTAAAGAGCTTAAATCTCTTTCGGATGATAACAAGTCGTCTATAAGCCGCCGCTCCGCAGGGCTCATCGAACAAAGAGATTTTACCGCCTTTTCGGATAGTCCTGTAATTTCTTTAATATCTGTTTGTTGGCGAGTTTTATTTTCATAGCCCGGTTCACCGAGCAAATACCCTAACTCGCAGTCATACAAAGTGCACAGTTTGAGCAATACATCAAGTGACGGAAAAGAGGTTCCTTTTTCCCATCTTGAAACTGTCTGATATTGTTGAACATTGCATTTTTCAGCAACAAACAATAAAGAGAAACCCGCATCAATACGAGCTTGTTTTATTCTTAATCCAATTTCTTTATAATCGTATGTCATAACGAATATAACACCTCTCATTTTTGTTTATTTTGGTGTCTAAAACATCTGTCAAAACATATTATAACACGGTATAATATGAATGTCAACAAGAACGGCAACAACAAACCAAAAAGGGAGGTTTTACTATGCACAATCTTGAAATCAGAGAGACAGCGAAAGCATCAGGCGTTATGTTGTGGGAAATTGCCGAAAAATACGGTGTATCCGACAGCAATTTTTCCCGCAAAATGCGTCGTGAGTTGCCCGAGCAGGAAAAAACAAAAATTCTCGCCATTATTCAAGATATTGCCGAAAAAAAGAAGCAATAAGCAACCTGAATTTTTTTACCCCTGTATTACAGATTGGTAATGCCTGATTAAATTTGCGGTAAGCAGAAAGGAGCTATTATGCAGGCACAGAATACGGCATCAATATCCATAAGTCAAAAACAAGCCCGTGCATTTGCCGCCGCTGTGTTTGCTGATATACGAGCATACCGGGAGGCACATCAAGCGGAATATGAGGAGTTTTTACGAGAGGAACAAGCGAAAGGAGATGCTGAAAATGAACCAAACAAAAAAGCCGAGCAAATCGGAGCCTGAAAATTTAACAATGCGATGTTTTATATATGACATCCTCCCGGCAGGGAAACGAAACGCCATAAGCCGAAAGGAACTTGTCGCTCGTTCAGGGTTATCTGACCGTCAGCTCAGGAACCAAATAGCCGCCGAAAGACGAGCGGGAGCGGTTATCATATCCACGACCGAAAACGGCGGCGGATATTACCGCCCTGAGAACCCCGAGGAAATCAGGCGTTTTGTTGCTTCTATGGTACACCGAGGCAAAGAAATCTTTGCAGCCGTAAAGTCTGCTCGTGTAGCTTTGGCAGATATGGAGGGCGGCGAGGATGAGCAACAATAAAAAGAGCTTCCTTGTTTACTTTGATTTAGAGGACCAAATCGAAGGATTTACAGACGAACAAGTCGGTTCTTTGTTTCGTGCGATGCTCGCTTTTGCTCGAAGAGGTGAAGAAATCCCGCTCCCTGACAACGCTGTAAAAACCGCTTTTCGTTTTGTTAAAGTCTCCATAAGAGAAGACCAAGCCAAATACGAAAAGAAATGCAGACAAAATGCGGAAAACGGTGCAAAAGGCGGCAGACCGAGAAACGAACCATAAAACCGAACGGTTGCGAACGGTTTTTATTTTACCGACCGCAAACGAAAAAAGCCGATATAGATAATAGGTATAGATAAGAGAGAAAGACACACACACGGGGAAAGGTTGTAGGAAAACCCCCGTAAATGTTCAAAAATCGAGGTGAGGAAAGTGTGCACGAAAAGATAGAAGCTGTTAAAGAGTGGCTCAATAGGTATTTGCTTTTAATGCAGGATGCAGATGCTCTTATTTTGAGAGCGGAAACCCTGAGGGACCGTGTCGCTTTGCCTCAAAGCCCTAATATTGACGGTATGCCTCATAATAGCTCAAAGGATACTGACCGCATCGGCAATCTAATTGCTTTGATTGACGATATAGAAACAGAAGCCCGGCAGAAGATAGCAGAAGCCAACCGCATATACCGTGAGCTTAACACGACCATAAAACGAATACAGGGTAAAGGGAGTGCAGATAAACGCCTTGTGTTGCAGATGAAATATATTGACGGTTTCAAATGGTATGACATAAACGATGTTCTGTGGCTAAAAAAAACAGACTATACCGAACGTGAAGAGTCATATCTCCGCCGAACCTTTAAGATACATCAGGCAGCCCTGCTCGACATTGCCGAAATACTCGCCGAAAATGGCGAGACAGGAAATGCCCTCAAAAATGCAACCGAGAGGGCGAATAATTGACCCACGAAAGAGAGGACAGGAAATGAAGAACGACCAAAACGAGCTTTTAGAAGCTCTTTCGGATATAGACAAAATCGCCGGAGAAATTCGCAAAACGGCGGCTCATCTTCAGGAGTTGGAAACAACTTTATATACCATACAGAAAAAGATTTATCTAAGAGCGGCAGAGCCGCAGAAAGTGAGGAACTAAAATGAACATTTTTGAAAAGGTGCTTGAATTGCAAAAAGCAAGGGATACCCTAAAAGACCTCGCAAAAACAAAAGAGCGTGAATTTAAGGAGGTTTTTTCTGCAATAAGGGAGAGGGTCAGCACTGACCGTGAAAGAGCTGAGAAAAGACTTGCGGAACTCAGGGAACTAATACAGGATACCTCAAAGGCAGAAACGCTCCGCAGGGTATATGCGGCTGAAATTGAGAAGCTCGAAGCGGACCCTCCCGCTCCGACAGAAGCAGAAAAGGAAACCTTAGAAGCCGCATTTGCTGAATACAAAAAGGCTGTGAACGACTTTTCCGTAATTTATGACTCTTTGAGAGATGCTTTGAATGAAGCACGAAACGAAATAGACACTATAAAGAATGTGCGAGAAGGTGACACCCCCTCTTTTTTCAGACACCTTATGGGAATGGCTTCAGATGCGGTATTCAAATTTGCAAACATCAATTTAGAATGAGGAGGCGAGCTTATGAAATCGAAAAACTGCTCTCCCGTCAGGGATTTTCTAAACACCGTTATTCCAAACGAGACATTGTATGCGATAAATACAATGTATATTTTAGAACTGAAGCCCGGAAGCACGTTCCGAGATGCGCTCAATGCTTCCCTGTTAAAGCGTGCGGAAAGCGGAGACGGTGAGGCTCGGGCAATGGCTGAAAGGGTCGGGTTGTTATGAGCAAGACACCTGAGCTCTCAATAATCGTCCCTGTGTATAATGTTGAGGCATACATCGAAGTATGCCTCAATAGCATATCTGAGCAAACCTTTACCGATTGGGAATGTATTCTTATTGATGACGGTAGCAAAGATTGGAGCGGATTTATATGCGACAATTACAGCAAGAGAGATGACCGTTTCAAAGTCGTTCATCAGAAGAACGCAGGGGTTTCCGCCGCTCGTAATGTCGGCATAGAGTTAGCAACCGCTCCCTATATATCGTTTATTGACCCTGACGATTATATATCTTTGAATTATTTTGAACTTTTAATGCAGGCAATAAAGACGAGCCGCTCCAATGTTGCATTAGCAAGTGAAGTGAATATAAATGAACGGGGTTTACAACGAGAATATCGTATTTTTAATATTATAAATGGCTTATTTTCAATCGAAAATGGCACTATTTTGAACACACAGGATGAGATTATAGACTATATAACTAAAGGCACAACCTCGCTCAATAGTTGGGGAAAAGTTTATAATCGTGAGTTGTGGAAATCAAGCCGTTTTCCCGTCAATATTGACTTAGGCGAGGAGCTAAACACAATACCGAACATTCTCATTAAATCGGAACGAGCAATTATAGAAAATAGAGCTTTATATTATTATCGTATTCGAGAAAAAAGCCTTTTGCACGGAACCGTTTCCGAGAAACGCTTAAAAAGGACAATGGAGCAATCGAACATTGCTTATGCAAATTTAGCAGCTTTATATCCTGAACACAAACGGAAATTTGCACAATTAAAGGTCAGTAACGACCTTTGCTGTCTTTTGAACTATGAAACGAGCGAAAACAGCAATAGACCGAGAGGGAGTCTTCTCTCTACACTAAGCGAAAATGACAACGGTTTTTTAGCGGCGGTTTTAGATGGTTTTGCAAAAGGAGGCGGTAAACAATGAACGATAAACAAAAGAAATTTGCGGAACTATATGCCGCTAACCCGAACGCCACAGAAGCGGCAAAGGGAGCGGGATATTCCGACAAAACCGCTCGAAGTCAAGGGCAACGCCTGTTGACAAATGTTGACATCAAGAAATATATAAACGAGCTTCAGGAAGAGGCGGCATCTGAGCGAATAATGAGCCTTGCAGAAGTCAAAGCGTTTTGGAGCGACACAATGAACGACACAAAAGAAAAAATGTCTAACCGCCTGAAAGCCTCTGAGCTTCTCGCACGGTCGGCGGGAGCATTTATTCCGAGCGGAAAGTCTCGCTCTGAGTTTGTTATTGCAGAGGAAACGGACGGGGATGTTATTATTTATATGCCTGAAATTGAAGAGGACCCCACAGAAACACTTTGAAAGGTGCGAGAGACAATCGAGCGTAAAGGGCTATAAACCGCCCTGTGCCGCTCTTTGTGTTTTATAGCATAAACATACCCGAGAACAGCAAACCGCTATTCTCGGGATTTTAGTGCAATTTTAGAGGGGTATTAAGAGAACAGCACAGGGAGAAACCGTTTTATTCGGTGGCGGTAGCGGTTACAAGTGCAATGTCAAAGACAAGTGAACCTGTATAAGCTCCGGCAGGGGATGTCTTTTCTACCTGTGGAACAACCTGCAACTTTCCGACCGTGTCCGCATCGTCAGCCGTAAAAGTTACGATAGAAGCTCCGGCATAATTGCTGCTTGTGATTTCGGTTGCCTCGCTGTTCTTTGATGTACTCGCAAACAGCTTGCAGTCAATTAGCGAGCCGCTTCCTCTGTTTTCTATCTTAAAATAATCGCCCTCTCGTGCGAACGTTTGAGCGTTCAAAGATACTTGCACACTTTCATCAGATGACAGGTGCAGATAATCGGCGGTAATATTCAGTACATCCCCATTTGTCATCATAAGAGAACCGGGGATAATAATGCAATACTGACCGTGCAGATTATAACAAACGGTAGATTGAGCGGAAGCGGTATCCTGTGTAATCTCTTCCGCTGAAGCTGTAACGGCAAAACAGCCAATCAGCAAGGTTAAAGCCAAAAGGGCGGAGAATATTTTCAGTTTCATTCTTTTACCTCCAAAATAAAATGAGTGGTGGCACCGTTTAAGGATGCCTTTGTATCAAGTGTGTAACAGTAATATGTAAGTGTAGCGTTATGCTCTCCCGGTGGGAGCGGTTCGGATAGGTTCATATTGTAAATGGCTTTACCCGGTGCAATCAGTCCTGAACGGAAAATCTCGCCGCCGTCATCAAGGGATACGACCGCAACAAAATAACAGGCGTTCTTTTCGGGGTTGTAAATATTGCATCCGATGTTATACGCTCCTGCTGAAACCGTGAGCCGCTCGAAACCCGGTATTGCGATATAATCTCCACCCGATATGTTATTATTGGGCGTATGAATGTTTACCGCATTTTCGTCCTCGAATAATTCCTCTTGCTTTGCGGGTGCATCATTAGAGCAGGACCGTAATAAAAGGAACGACACAGCCGCAACCAATACAAGAGCGACAGCTACAATAATAATTTTTTTGTACTTCATAAAACAAACCTCCCTGAACTGTTCGGTAATATGATAATGCAAACCGTCTGTATTATCGAGGCAAAACAGGTGGGTTCTTTTTCCATCGTCTTATAGTGGAATTGTCGGCGGGGCAACAATTAACCGCTCCCGTTATGGTATTAGATATTATTTCCGCCGCATAATGTTTTTGCGGTGCTATGCAGTCAGGTATTTGTAAATGGATGGACTCGCACCGGGGACACCGAAAACGCCGCAACAAATAAATTTCCCGCTCTCCATCATCACGAATAACGGACCGCCGCCGCTTGTCGTACCCGCTCATCAGGGAGTTACACACAGGACAGAGGGGCGTTTCCTGACTATGAACCGACTTTATGTTGTCGGCGGAAGTTTCTATTCGGTAACGCTTAACTATCAACATAAGTAAAAAAGCAGAGGCACAATGCCCCTGCTTTGTCTTTCGGTTCTGTTCCCCGTAATACCTCTTTGAGATGTTGTGAGCGGGGATATATGATTATTTTGTTTTCGGCTCTCCGTCCTGCATTATGGCGGATAGCTCCAACAATGCGGATAATACTTTTTTTATTTGCGGTTGATGTTCAGGTTTAATCCGGGATAACTGTTGAGCGATTTTATAAACGTCGTCGCTCTGCTCGTTATTCCCGAAAATAATCACATCGGCACTAATGCCGAAGAGCTCGCATATTTTCCTTAAAGCCTCTAACGAAATAGCAGAGACTCCACGTTCTATTGCGCTTATATGGTTCGGAGATAATTCCAAAAGCTCAGCCAAACGCTCCTGTGTATATCCCGCTTGTTCTCTTGCCGCCTGAATGTTCGCACCGATTTCAATATTTATATCTTTCTTTGAGCGCATAAGCATACCTCCGATTTCTATATAATTAGTTTACCTAACGACACAGTAATTAACCATAAAGCCATATCGTTATGTTTACTAACGACATTGTATTGACAGCAACAACAAGAAATGGTATAATTACTATGTTCAAAAATAGGAGGTTTTCATTTATGGATAAGCAACTAATGTCACAAATTTTCAAGACAAAGCCGGGTAAAATCGGTATTGTGTTTATTGTTTTATCGGTTTTGAGCTTATGCACCTGTTTTATGAGTGTTGAGAACATCGGAACGGGAATACTCAGTTGCATTTTGTTTTTCTTTGTTAGCGGAATTTTCTTCCTTAGAGGTAAAAAAGCGGTTGAGAACTCCGCAGACGGTTCCGCATCCGCTCCCGCTCCTAAAAAGGTAAAATTCAAACCCACGAAAAAGATTGAGAAATATTTCTATGTGGATGATGTAAACAAACAATGGTGTGTGCCTTGTAGCAAAGAGAGTAAAGCGGTATATAACTTCTCTGACCTGTTAGATTATGAGCTCATCGAGAACGGCAACACGGTAACGAGCGTAAGCTTAGGTAGAGCAATAGCCGGGGGCTTAGCGTTCGGCGGTTTGGGTGCCGTCATCGGCGGTATGACAGGTAAGCAAAAACCGACCTGTGATAAACTGCAAATAAAAATCACCGTTAAGGATATAAAGCATCCTGCATTGTATATTACCTTTATTGACTTTGAGGTGAAAAAAGACGGTATGATTTATCAAAACTGCATCAACTCTGCACAGGAAATTGTTTCGCTGTTGCAGGTGATAAAGAGCGTTAACGAATAAGACGAAAGCGAGCGGGAAAATCCTGCTCGCTTCTTTTATGCACCGTTTATATAATGGTAACGGTTAGATTACGGTTACGGTTTAGGTTACGGTTACGGTTATATACGGACATTCCACAGAAAATCCGCAGACAGTCCGGCGGACAGTCCACAGGACAATCCAACGGACACAAAGAAACCCTCTCCCGTGCACAGACAAGACAGGAGAGGGCTTTATTAGTTTGTTTTGTTGGTGTCGTGTTCGATAGCCTCATTTATTGCTCTTTGGATGAAACTATTAACAGACTCGCCCTGAGCGGCAGCGTGTTCCTTTATGCGCTCCTTGTCTCCTTTGGGGAGCGTGAGGTCAATTCTATCATAATTGGATTTAACGTACTTGTGTACCGCTTTTTGCTGTGCTTTAGAAATTGCCATAATGTTATCCTCCCTTTACCGATTGGTAACCCTTTTTTCTAATTTTAATTATAGCACAAGCAATATATTCCTGTCAATATACATATTACACAAATAATTTTTCATCTATTCCTGTAAATATTGTTGAGTTTGCTAATTGACTATTTACAGGAATAGATATATAATATTGACATAACCTAAAGGGAACGGTCCCTATTAAAATTATATGGAGGTATAACAATGAGTGAGAAACAACTTGAAAGCAAGGTTCGTGAGCTTAGAGAGCTTCAGGCGTTCATCGAGGAGATGCAGGAAGAGGCAGAGGCAATCAAAGACACAGTAAAAGCACAGATGGGAGAAGCCGAAGAGCTGAGAGTGGGTGAATATAAAATTACTTGGAAGTTTGTTGCATCCACAAGGATTGACACAACCGCTCTCAAAAAGGCTTTGCCGGATGTGGCGGAACGCTTCACAAGGCAGACGACCTCACGCCGCTTCTGTGTAGCATAAAGAAAACCCGCTAAACCGAACAGCGTAACAGTTTAGCGGGTCCCTTCCTTCCATCTATTGATGGTCGTGACTCTATAAAATATTATATCAAAACTGAAAGGAAAAAGCAATATGAACTTAGATAAAATTTTAATTAAAGTAGGACAAATTAAGGATGTAGCCTATTCTATCGAGGGGGCTCTCATAGAGGCAGACAACGGCAGCGAACCGCTCAGAAGAGCAACTAACCTCTTTTATGTTCTCCTTGAACAGTTTAACGCTATGAGCGAGGAGCTTGACAAGCTGAGCGAACACATCAGCGTTTGCAACGCTATATTTGCCGTGAACCGTGTAGATGAGCTAAAGCGAGAAATTGCAACCCTAAAAGGCGAGAACAATCAGGATACATAAACAGCGACAAAAAGCGGCTCGCCATCATCGGCGAACCGCTTTTTCTGTGCTGAGTATTTAGAACCAAATCGTAACGGCAAAGCCGCCTTTAAAATAAAAAGGTTCGTTTAATACTCCTTTGGTGGAGATAAGGGGAGTCGAACCCCTGACCTTCTGCATGCGAAGCAGACGCGCTACCAACTGCGCTATACCCCCGTATTAGCCTTCTCCAATTATCGGAGAAGGCGTTTTTGTTTTTAATGATGATACAGCTTTTTGGTCTGATACTTTGGCTCGTAGGTGATATTTACACCAAGCTTTCTAAATACATTTTCATCTACGCCCGAAAGTATTACAGATGAATGAGCCTCACAGCACTTGAGCTTTTCCAACTGGTCAACCGCCTTGGCGGCAATTTCGCTTGTAACGGCACAAATTGAAAGTGCAATAAGAATTTCATCTGTGTGAAGTCTTGGGTTGTGGTTACCCATATGCTGGATTTTAAGCTTTTGAATAGGCTCGATAATGGTATGTGAGATAAGAAATGTATCATCCGGAATATCACCCAACACCTTAAGTGCGTTAAGAAGTGCAGCGGCAGATGCACCAAGCAAGGAGGATGTTTTTCCGGTAATAATCTGTCCGTCAGGTAGTTCAATTGCAACTGCAGGTGCGTTTGTTTCCTCCGCCTTTGATAAAGCTGCGGCAACAACAGGGCGATCCTCGGTTGTAATTCCCATCTGACCCATTAAAAGCTCTAATTTGCTTACCTCATGAGCATCAGACATACCCTGCCTTACTGAACAGCAGGCGCTGTAATAACGGCGGATTATCTCCTGACGGCAGGCAGCTTCAACTGCATCTTCATTAAAAATGCAATAGCCCGCCATATTAACGCCCATATCGGTGGGGCTTTTGTAGGGTGAGCTTCCCATAATTTTTTGCATCATAGCATTTAAAACAGGGAATATTTCAATATCTCGATTATAATTAACGGTGGTCTCGCCATAAGCCTCTAAATGGTAGAAGTCAATCATATTAACATCGTTAAGATCGGCGGTGGCTGCCTCATAAGCAAGGTTTACGGGATGTTTAAGAGGTATGTTCCATATAGGAAAGGTTTCAAATTTTGCATAACCTGCGGTAACGCCGCGTTTATGCTCGTGGTAAAGCTGTGAAAGGCAGGTTGCCATTTTGCCGCTTCCGGGACCTGGTGCGGTAACAACAACCAAAGAACGCTCGGTTTCGATATAATCATTCTTTCCAAATCCCTCATCACTAACAATAAGAGGAATATTAGAAGGGTAATCTTCAATAGAATAATGCTTGTAAACCTTAATTCCCAAAGAAATAAGCCTTTTTTCAAACATATCGGCGGCGTGCTGAGAGTTATAGCAGGTAATAACCACACTGCCCACAAACAAGCCTATGCCGCGGAAGGCATCAATAAGGCGAAGAGTGTCTAAATCGTAGGTGATGCCAAGGTCGCCCCTGCGCTTATTTTTTTCAATAGCATCAGCATTTATAACAATAACAATCTCGGCTTGATCCTTAAGCTGAAGCAGCATTTTAACTTTACTGTCAGGCTCAAAGCCGGGTAAAACGCGTGCGGCGTGAAAATCATCAAACAGCTTGCCACCAAATTCCATATAAAGCTTGCCGCCGAACTGCTTAATGCGGTCGCGAATTTTTTGCGACTGAAGGCTTATATATTTTTCGTTATCAAAGCCTATTTTCACTTTACACACCTCCATGATATTGTTAATACAAATACATATTTAAGTATACAACATTAAACTTTATCTTGCAAGTGGAAATTTGAAATTGAAATAAAAAAATGACGAAAATTGAAATAATAAATATATATTTTCGCTTAAAATGTGTGTGAAAACTCAAAAATAAGGTAAAAATGCACTAACTGGTTTGTTTTGTGACACCAATTTGTGTTGACTTTGATATAAAAACGGCTCTATACTTAGAATGTACCTTGGCCACTTTGAAAAGTGCGGTATTTTATTTTAAAGGAGAGATTTTATGAAAAAGTTATTAGCATTAATACTTTCGTTGCTTATGGCTTTTAGCTGTATGACTTGTTTGTTTACAGGCTCTGTTTCAGCTGCCGAAGCAACAGACATCACTTGGCAGTCACCGGCTTCGTGGGTAGGGTTTGCCAATATTGATGGTGCAGGAGCTGTAGATGGTCCTGTTGTTCAGGTTGAATCACCTAATTATCAAGCTATATACACCAGATTAAATCTTGATGCAAACACTAACTACACTCTCACTATGTATGTGAAAAACTTAGCATTAACAGGCTATCAACAGTTTACAGTTGCAAGCTCGCTTGGTAGCGATGCATTGGATTTTGCCAAATTATCCGGCGCATGGGCAGATTATAAGCCTGCAAGCCATTTGGCAGACGGTGCAGTAGTTGCATACAATTCTTATTTTAAAGATTTAGGTGCAACCGAAGTTACCGGTGCAGATGGCGAAACCTGGAGCAGAATAAATGTTAAGTTTACCACAAGTGATGCTACTCAGTATATTCTTGTTATGAATTCATTCTCACTTGTAGATTCGTCAAATAACAATGTGTATATTTCAGATGTAGTATTTGAAAAGCAGATTTTAGGCGATTGGGCACCGGGAAGAAGTATAACAATATCTACAACCGAGTCTGACGGAACTACAATAGCACCCTACCAAAATGGACCTGCTTACAAAATCCAGACCTGGCCCTGTAATCAGTCTATTTATACTACCGCAAAATTAGAGCCTAATACTGATTATGTATTTTCAGCTTATTTTAAGGGTAATTATATTCCTGCTGTTGGTTATAATGCCGGCGGTAACGCCACCGACGGTAAGGGAGAAACTTGGGTAATTTCCACAAAAGCAGGTTTTGATGATTGTCATATGAATAACGGTAGTGTAGTATCAACCGGCTGGTTTGAATACTATGATGATGACGGCTATGAAAATCTTTATAAACATAATGCTCATCGAGATTCATATACCGACAATAATACCTGGCGTAAATATTCCTTTAACTTTACAACAGGCACAGATACCGATTATTATATAGTTCTTGGTCTTGAAGCCGCTTACAGTGGCGGCGACACCGACCCCAGAACAATGTATATGTCCGATGTATCGGTTAAAAAGAATATTGGAATGTCTGCCGTTGCAGAGGGTAACGGTACTGTTGCTGTATCAAACAGCACTCCTGATGAGGGCGAAGAGGTAACCTTTACCGCAAAACCTTATGCAGGCTGTGAGTTCCTTGGTTGGTATAACGGAGATACAAAGGTTAGTGATAGCCTTGTTTACACCGTAACAGCTGATAGGGCTTTAACTCTCACCGCTAAATTTAATGGAGAGTTGCTGGAATGGAAATCTCCTACCGGTTGGGCAAATGTTACCAGTGTGGATGGTACACCTGCCGTAAATGGTCCCCTTTTAAAGGTGAATGCTCAATATCAGGCTATCTACACCAGAGTTACCTTAAATCCTAATACTAACTATACCTATACAATGTATACTAAAGGTATTGTATTAACAGGCTATCCACAGTTTACCATTGCAACATCCCTTGGAAGCGATGCGCTGGATTTTGCAAAATTATCCGGTACATGGACTGAGTATAAGCCCGCAAGTCACTTGGCAGACGGTGCAGAGGTTATTTACAATTCTTATTATATGAATCTGAATGTTGAAGAGGTAGAGGCTTCGGATTTTTCACACTGGCAGAAGATTACCGTAAACTTTACTACAACTGCTGCCGATGAATATATAGTTGTAATGAACTCGCTACCGCCCGAAAATGCAAGTGAACCTGCTTTGTTTATGTCTGATGCTGCATTTGCTGAAAATATTAGTATGACTGCTACTGCAGAGGGTAATGGTAGCGCAAAAGTTTCCAATACCGCACCTGTAAAGGGCGAGCAGGTTACCTTTACTGCTACTACCATAGGCGGTTCTGAATTCCTTGGTTGGTACAACGGAGATGTTAAGGTTAGCGATGAGCTTGTTTACACCTTAACCGCTACCGAATCCTTAAATCTTGTTGCAAAATTCTTAGGTGGTGCTACAGCCGTTGACGGTTGGGTATGCCCCAGAGATCCTAACGGTTGGATATCAACTACAACCGAAATTGCTCCCAAAGCAGGCGGTACTGTTTACAAAACAGGCAATTGGCCCTGTGACCGCTCAATTTATACCAAATTAACCCTGAAGCCCGGCACTCAATACATCTTCAGCGCATACTTTATGGGCGCCGTTGCTCCTGCTATAAGAAATAATGCTGACCCATATCAGCCCACACTTTATCAGGATGGCAAGGGTAATGAATCCTGGGTAATTTCTGCTAATGCAGATATAACTAAGGGTAATGCAGGCTCTTCTACCGGAATATCCGATTGGAATGAGTTTACAGGTAACGGAACCTATGCAAACCTTAATAACGGTAACGGTTCCTTGGATGCTTGGGATGCAGATAATAAGTTTACAACCTGGCGCAAGTACACTATGACCTTTACAACCGAAGAGGATGCCGAATATTATATTATCCTTGGATTGGAGGGTGACTCCTCTAAGCAAACAGGTCAGTCCGGTGGATATCCCACCTATATGTCTGATGCTTGTATAATTGAAGTAGGAGATGCCGTTGCCGAGGTTACAGATTACACCGAAAATCTAGGTTCTTCTCTCCGTAAGGAAAGTGAAAGTGCCTACGGTCAGGCAATCCGCCACAAGTTCACCCTTAATAAGAGCGTTTTTGCCGCAGATTATGACGGCTACAAACTTGTTGAAATTGGTTTTGCAACCGCAGTTACCGCTAATTTAGAAGGTCATGCAAATATTCCTGTGCTTAATGCTTCTTCTTACAATGTGCTTGTAGGTGTTGCATACAAGGCAGATTACAGCGGCAATGTTTCTAAAAATATTATGTTTGCGGAGGATGATACTACCGTTACCTACACCGCCGCACTTTACAATATTTCTGACTATGCAAAATCATATACCGTTGTACCCTATGTTATTTACGAAAACGCAGAGGGTGCTCAGGTTACCCGCTACGGCGAGGGTCAGACAGCCTCAATCTTTGATGTTGCAAAGGCAATTCTTGATGGTAATAATGATGACGATAAAGCCTATGTAAATAACACTCTTCTTGCAGGCGATTATAAAGCACAGTATGAGGCTTGGCTTGCTGAATAAGGAATTTTAAAGATATTTAAAGTTATAGAATAATAAAAAGCGATGAAACCAATGAATTTCAAAGGTTTCGTCGCTTTTTGAATGTCGTGAGATTGACCGATAAATCGGAGGCTGGATAACTAGCACGATAAATTATTGTTTGAAGATGTGACCTCGGAGGCCGTCCCCGGACGGGGAAGGGGGACCGACGCACGTCGGTGGAAGGGGAGAAAATGTGTGCAAATATGCAAATTAAGGCTTTCTGCTACGAAAATCTCCCCTTCCGACTTTTGCACGGCTATTCGCCGTACAAAACCCACCTTCCCCGTCTGGGGACGGCCAAAAGAAAGCCGCTACTCACTGCTAACCCACAATTTATCTGCCTAATATATTTATAAATATAAAAATCTGCAACGAAAGTGCAACTTTTCATACTTTTATTGCAGATTTTTTATTTTATTCTTATTTAAAGGGCTTTAATAACTTTGCTTTTTTATAGCCTTTTAATATATACTCCTTATGTTATGATGCAATAGATAGGTAATAGTAGGAATAGAACTTTTATGTGAATTGATATTGATTTTAAAAATATATAATATAGATTTTTAAATTAGTTCTTTTTTATTGAAAGTAGCAGTAAGAATAACTCCAAGAGCGGAAATAATCAAAAGAGCGAAACAAAAGATAACATTTTTTTTATCGCCGGTTTTGGGAGAAATTGAATCATCCTTCACAGTAGTTTCCGTATTATCTTTTTCAATCAATGGAAGTTCCTCGGTAACCTTATAACCGCACACAGAACAGCTTTTTTCCTTTAACCCTTTTTCTGTTGTTGTAGATTCTTTGACTATAGTTTCTGCACCAAATGTATGTTCTTTTTTGGAAACAGGCTCTATAATTTTTTCGTTACATTTTAAACAAATTTTTTCGGTTGTGCCCTCAGTGGTACATGTAGGTTCAAGTGTTATCACACCTTCATCAAGTAAATGCCCTGTGGCTTCTAAAGTTATTTCAACAGTTTTTTTACAAACTGTGCACTCACCATTTTTTGTACCTGTTTCAGTGCAAGTTGGTTGTTTTGTTATTGTTTCATTAACTAGAGTATGTCCAGAAGATTTTATTGCTCTTGTTTCGATTGTATTACAAATTAAACATACTCTGTTTTCTTCGCCATTTTCTGTGCAAGAAGGAGCCGCAATTTGTACCCAGTTGCCAAATGAATGATTATTAGTTTTGACGATTACTTCCTCTTTGGTGTCTTTACAAAGTGTACAAGTATATAGCTTGGTGCCTTCTTCTTTACATGTTGCATTGGTTTTAATAACACCCTTATCCCAAGAATGATTTTTCTTTTCAACATGTCCACAACGCAAACATGTTTGCTGGTGTTGATTTTTGTCCAATTTAGTATATGCTCCATAACTGTGATTTTTGCAATCTGATTTATCTAAAAAAGAGTAAAAGCCCAAACCATATAAGCCAAAACCTAAGGTTTTGTATAAATACAATTCAGCTTCTCCGCATAATAGATATAAAGATGAAGGAGCAATATCAATTAAGGCGTTTTTAACTGCTGTACTTTCATAATAAGTAATGGTATACAAAATTTCATATGTTTTAGAATATTTTGAGCGTTCAATTTCGGCAGTAGCTGTTGCTATACTTGAAGTACCATTTTTTACAAAAACTTGATTAACACTGCACGAAATATATTCATTTTTATCGCTCAATATAAAACTATTAAAATGGGAACCGCCATCAGCTAAAAAGAAAACCTCAAACTCTATTCCATTTGCTCCATTAGCCATACTGAACATATAATCACCGCCTTCTGAAGCACTGTACGCTTCAAAGGTTAAAGTTTTAAGTTTACTAACTGAGTTTATTTCCCCCTTTTTTTCTATATGTTCTCTTAGTTTATTGTAGTTCGCACTTATATCGATATTTTCGGTCGCAGCGTTTGCGGAAAAACTAAACACCATTGTGCAACACATTGTTAATACTAAACATACCGAAATTAATTTGATAAATAATTTTAAAACTTTCATTTTGCAACTCCTTAATTAATAAACATCAATATCTTGCAGAGAATAACCCAAATCAGTTATTCCGCTTGTGCCAAATTTAACGAACACGGCTGTGCCGTTTATGTCAATAGTGGTATACGTGTTGACTATATATAAAGCATCTTTCTCGTTCCATCAGCCGATGAGACCGATGAAACGATAGTAAATGTCGATCTTCTGTGTTCGTTTGCCCGTGGATTTATCACCTTCGTGTACCACGATCTTGTCAATAAGTTCATTAAGCATAGGTTTTGTCAGTTCGGTGAAATCAAGATACTTCCTTGCAACTGCCACAAATTTTGAGATATTATCAAGTTCCGCTTTCTGCTCGGTCAGCAGGGCATTCAACTCTTCAAGTCTTTGGGCAACCTCTGTCTGCTCCTGCTTGTAGTCAGCGGAATACTGATAGTATTCTTCATCCGTCAGTTTTCCAAGGGCGTTATCCTCGTAGAGCTTACGGCAGATTCTCTGAAGCTCGTCAAGGCGTTGCTTTGCCTGTTTCTGTTCACGGAGAAGTTTAGCGGACTGTTGTTTCATCAGCTTCTCTCTGTTTTGTGTGATGTTCTCCACAAACGCCGCCGTGCTGTCCTGCAAGGGCTTTATCTGCCTATGCAGATCTTCCTCAACTACCCGACAGAGTGCCTTGTAGGATATAAAGTGTGCCGTACAGTGCCGTCTGCCTTTGTTGCGGTAATTGCAGCAGGTATAGTTGCCGTTGTTGTTCACCTTGGAAAAGGATAATCCGCAGCCGCAGTCTGCACACTTAACAAGTCCGTGAAAAATCTGGCGTTCGCCGTTGGTGGTTGGACGCTTTTTTACTCTCACCATTTTACTGACAACCTCAAAGGTTTCACGGTCAACAAGTGCTTCGTGGGTGTTTTCGACAATAATCCAGTCTTCTTCCGGCACAAGAATACGCTTCTTGCTTTTGAAAGACTTTGTACTGCCTTTCTGACCTACCGAATCACCGGCATACAGACGATTCCGCAAAATGTTGGCTACCGTAATGGGATACCACGCATAAGGATGCTCTTTATCCACATAGTTCTCAAATCCACCGCAGGTCTTGTTGATGTACATTCTCGGTGTCAGCAGTTTTTCGTTTTCAAGCACATTGGCAATCTGATAAGGATTCATACCGTCAAGTGCCATTTGAAACATACGCTTTACTACGGGTGCCGTTTCTTCATCGGGAATAAGTCTGTGCTTGTCGTCCGGATCTTTTCTGTAGCCGTAAGGAGCATACGGAGAGGTGTACGCACCTTTCATAGCAAGGCTTTTACGGGATGAACGTATCTTCTTGGATATATCCTTTGCGTAAAGCTCGTTGATCATATTGCGGAAACCCATAAAATCGTTGTCGCCCTTATCGGTATCCACATTGTCATTGAGTGCTATGAATCGGACATTGTGATCGGCAAAGAATATTTCAATGAAATATCCTGTTCTTAAATGCTCTCTGCCGAGACGGGATTGGTCTTTCACAAGAACAACGTCAATCTTGCCGTCCTGAATATCCCGTATCATTCTCAGAAAATCCGGCCTTTCAAAATTCGTACCCGAGAATCCGTCGTCAATGTAAATATCAACCACAAGCAAGCCGTTGTCTTTGCAATAACGGACTAACATCTCACGCTGATTTCCTATGCTCATACTTTCGCCGTCCCCGTCTTCACGGGAGAGGCGGCAATATATCGCTGTTCTGTTTTGTTGCTGTAACATTGTGCTCCTTTCTGCAACAAACAGCCTGAGTAACCCTATTATACTATTTTCAGGGCGGTCTTTCAAGCCTTGTTGCTGAAAATCGACGATTATTTGTGTACTGCATTAAAAATTCCTCCTTAATATCTAAACGGTATGTACGGAAGGGTTGCCCCCTCCGGCTTTCAGTTTTTATCTAAATCTTTTATCATTAAACGCAACAGTTTTTCAAACAAGGTCATACTGTCGGCATAATGGGCGTTTACAATGTATTCGGTTTTACCGATTTTGATTTGCGTTTGTTCCTTTTGACTGAAAGCATTGTCTGCTTTCCTGTCCACGTATCTCCTCCTCTCTTACGAATCCTTCAAAAACTCGGAATAAAACTTCTTTACTTCGTTGCGGCTGTGTCCTAAGCGTTCGCTCATTTCGTTTTCAACCTGGCGTTCGGTCATACCACCCTCCGCAAGCAAACGGCGACGGTTTTCCTGAAAATACAGATGGCGAAGGCTGTGCCAAGATGGTCTTTTAATTCTCGGCTTGCAATCAGGTCTGACATAATCACACCTATTGGGATCTACGAACTTTCTGCTGTGATTGCTGCGCCAGTTCTGCAATGAAGCCTTTTCCTTCTTTACGCTATGCTTGTGATTATCACAGATCAGATAGTCCTTTGACTTCTTACCGCTTGCGCGAAGATAGGCAACAAGTTCGTTTAAGATCTTTTCCTGAATTGGACGATCCACAGGCACGTCCCTCGGACGACCACCCTTGGTGTTGATAAGGTTCAACTGCTTGTAACGGATCGCATCCTCAAGCTGATACAAACGGAGCGTAGCGGCTTCTTCAAAGCGCAGGCCAAAGTATCTGCCGAGATATGCAACAATGATTACGTCGTAGCGTTTCATCGAATAAGCAACCTTAATCATATCGTCAAATTCTTCGGGCAAAAAGGCACGGTCAAATTCGTAATCGTTCTTCTCGGATATTCCTAAATCTCTGTTTGACGGCAGAATATTTTTGCTGTGTGTCAGGCTGTGATAATGCCGTATTCCCGACATTTCGGTGCGGATATAACTGTTTTGGCAGTCTCTGTCAAAGAAACTCTCAATATATGCGTAGATATATTTACCCGACACGTTTTTGAGATTCTTTAACTCGGTGTTTTCGCCAAGCCATTTGCAGAACCGATATTCCGCATCTTCATAGCGTTCGATACAACCGATGCTGTTAATATTACTGCTTGCACGGGCGTGATCTGCCTGAACGATTAAATTATTTGCTTTGTTTGCATTTCTAACCTTTCTTTGTTCTTCCGTAAGTGCCATAGGCATTCCTCTTTTCTTTGAAATTTTGCCTTTTGGGTTAAGGCAGAGGGAGTATGAAACAGGAGATAGCTGTTGGCAAGTAAAAAACGATATTAATTTCAAAAAAATTCAACAATGTAAAAAATTCGGCTGCGCAGGAGCTTCAATCTCCTGCGCAGCCTTGGTAAAGGAAGGTCATTTTTGTCGTCATTCCGAAAAGCGTATCATCCATTCTAAAAGGGATTATCATTTTTTGAGCGCATCATTCCGAAGGGATGGTCATAATCATATCGAAAATGACGGGGAGTACGCTATCTCATATTTTTAACGAGGACTATTTTCAGCCGACTGTTTGATGTTTAATTGGTATCATTCCGAAATGTCATCCTTTAAACATCAAACAGTCGGAACACGCCGCAGGCGTGCAAATATAAATCTATAACAAATCTGATAGTTTATTATTTATATAATTATGGGCATAAAATCATCCCGAAAATATTTATCATTTTTCATTCCGAAAAGGGCGCAAGTCATAGTTCACCCACAGGCAGTTTTATCGGTTTTACCTGCCGTTACTCCCGTTTTCTTTTTCAAGGGTGTTGGAAAGCCTTGCGAATAAGGGTTTTTTGCTCGCCTGCGGGCTCGGTTTCTATTTCCCTTACGAGAAATAGAAACCGAGCCAATGAAGGTCATATCTATCATCCCGATAGGAAATCATAAGTCATTCCGATTCGCAAATCATTTTTATTCCGAAGAGAGTATCATATTAAATTTTCCCGTTAAAGTTGGTCAGTACCATGTGCCTCAGCACAACGCATACCTGCCATTTGACAGGTGCCCCTAAGGGCTGCGCCTACACCACACATTATCTGTTCAGATAACCTGCCGCCGAACTCCGGCAGGGTGGCGGGGTTTCTATTTTCCATTGAAATCCCATAACATTGTCTGCTCGGTGGCAGATAAGGCGGTATTTTGCAGTTGAGATAATTCAAAAGCACAGTATTCTATACCCGTACAATCTTTACCGATCATCAGGTGAGCCCACTATCTCAACGCCCCATTCGTTGAATATACCGCAAGGGTGACTGTTGGTAAATGGCGCAATATACGTGCAAATCCGTTGCACATCCATACGCTCTTCCACTTACCTACGGCGATCACTCCAGTCATCTGTGACCGCACCTTTTTTGCTCATTTGCAAAATCAACTTTCTTTTACAACATTTCCAATTCCTCCTATCTCTATTACTGTAATTCCTCCTTAGTCTATTTAAAGAGTGCGTTTGTAATATGTAGGACAGTGTTTTGAAATGCAAGTAAAATTGAGAACGGCCCGCCAAATGGCGAGCCGTTCCGCTTAGATGAAATATATTGTTTTACTTAGCGCGGTATTGTACCCATTTTACTACATTGGAAACATTGCTCTGACCTGTAGGATCAGAAGTTGCTTCTTTAGAAAGATCACGATAGTAATAGTAGGTATAAACAGGTTCTTGATAATACCAGCGAGTACCGTAATTGTCAGATACCCATTTTTGAGATTTGTATTCATATGGTGCTTCACCGGCATAACAAGCATAGACATATCTGTACTTGGTGTTGTTAGTATGCCACATCTTGTACTGAACTATAGTATAGCCGTTGTACTTATATGTCGTACCTGTCTTTGAAAGTTCAGAATCAAGAGTAACAGAATATTTGTTTTTACCGTATGTGTTTGTCGGATAATAACTTGTACCGTATCCAGTTTCTGCCTTTGAGTAATAATAGTAGTTATATACCGTCTTATAATTGGAGGATGTGACATATTTTTCAGACCAAACATTTCGAGAACCATTTGAAGGATCAGAATATACCGGTCCTTGTGTTGCGCCCCAACTGGTACGCTTTGTATCATACTTCGTCCAACCGGAAACAGAGGATGCAGAGTTGGTGCCATATTCTCTTAATGTATACGACCATTTTGTATTGATAACTTGAGCACCAGACGGCACTTCAGATGCTTTTACCCACCCGGTAACATCATTGATTTTGGCTGTAGCATAAATATTAGAAGAAGTCACGTTTCCTGTAACAGTAATAGAAGTTGCACCTTTCGTTTGGATTGTGTAAAAATCCGCTTTAGTATAGGTGACAGACAAAACATCTCCATAATACACTTTCGCACCACTACTGATGTTTCCAATAGAAGCACCTGCTCTAGGAGAACTGGTACGCTTTACAGTAATACTATATCCTGTTCCGGTATTCCAACTTGCAGTATAAGAATTAACCGATACAGAAGCGTAAATGTTTGACGCTGTAACATTTCCATTAACAGTTATAGATGTACTTCCTTTGCTATTAATGGAATATCCTGTACTTGCAGTGTATGTTACAGACAACACATCGCCGTAATAAACAACAGCACCATTACTCAAAGAGCCGGTAGATGCATTGGCATAAGGAGAGGAAGTTCTACTTACTGCAATTGTATAACCAGTACCGGTATTCCAGTTCACATTGTATGCGTTTGTGGTCCAATGCGCATATAATGTTTGATTAGCCAGTGCAGATACTACTGTTTCAGATGTTACCTTAGTGCCACCGTTTTGTTCGGTGTACCATCCATCAAAAGCATATCCAGTACGTGTAGGCATAGGCATCTCGCCATAGTATTGACCGTAATATACAGTCTTTGTATTGTCTGTTAAACTTCCGCCATTAGCATTAAATGTGATAACGCTTGATGTCAGCATACTGTTATAGGTACTTTCATCTATAGTTATTAATTCACCATCAGCAAAGTTCAACATCGATTGATTGGTTATTTCACCGCATATCAAATAATCTCCTGTAAGTCTCAGTTTTCCTGCTACTTCTGCATTTGCCTTCTGCAGAATAACATTTTTACTGATCAACGCACTATCGCCCATACTTGATAATTCGATAGTTCCGTAAAGGCTAACAGTTGTTTCCTCCGAGGTAAGAATCATTGCAAAACCAGGGCAATCAGTTACTGTGACTCTGCTCAGCGTAACGGATTTTGAACTAAACTTAAACGGAGTATCCATATTGCTGACAAAGTTCATATTGCTGATAAATGTTTCTGCTGCATCAGATTCAATCTGAACATTTGTATAATTTGAACCATTTCCGATCAACGCAAAATATTCAGTATCTTCTGAGATATCAATCTTTGTGTTGGCAATAGGTTCTTCCAATTCAGAAAGATTAAGAGTGATTCTCTTTGCGCCGGAAGCAAGTGTTGCATCAGCAACATTTTTGTTTGCGGTTACAACAACAATCTCAGGCGCATCTTGGAAGGCATTATCGCCCAGTTCGGTAATATATTGATCAATTGAGAATGCACCCAACGAAACGCAACCGCTAAACGCATTGTTCCCGATCTCCATTATGCCATAACCCATGATGGATTCAAGAGATGTACAACCGGAAAATGCATTATCCGGAATCTTTGTAACATATTTAGGCAAAGATACACCTTTAATAGAAGTGTTTCCCTTAAAAGCATTCTCTTCAATACCACGAATACGAATTGCCGAATAGGTTCCGTCGCCATTATTTACAGATACATATTCGGGAATAAGTACATACTCTGCTTCACCATTATATTCTGTAATAATGCCTGTTTCTGTATCCACAACAAGACCATTGGATTTAGCAATAACCGAAGAAGTAAATTCGTGAACCTCGTAAGGAATCTCAAACGGAAGAACGGCATTTTCACAATCATTGAAATTAGCATTATCCTTGGAGTAGTCCAAATACTCGTGGCGTTCTTTGTCCAATACATTATAGGTATAAGTGAAATATGTATTGGTTGCTATATCATAACCGACAACCGCAAATACATGCACCGTACCAGCACTTATAAGTCTATAATATCCAGTTGCATCACTGGAATAAGTGATGGATTTTTTAACTTTTTCACTTACCTCTGTAGAATATTCAATAGTAGAAGCGTACTCGTTGGTTAGCTCCTGGCTTTCATCGGTTGAATAAGTGGAACTATTGCTACCTCCACGTTCTTCCATACTTGTATAGGAGTAACGATCGTGTATTGCCTGAGAAATAGTGTTCGATACAGCGGTGTTCTTACTGGTGGCTGCACCAATTTCGTAACCAGTTTCGCTATTCCAAGAACTTGATTGGGTTTTACTTGAATCCCAATGTGTTTCACTACTGGAGGAGCTTTCTGTTCCAGAACTGCTTGTACGTGAAGTTGCCAATGAAAAAGCATCTTTTTCTCCCGTACTTGTTTCTTTACCTTGGTTGTAGTCGACACCGCCTTTTAAGCCTACAGGACCAATTTTGCCTTCTGCACCAACAGAAATATTAACACTCTGTTGACGGTTTTCAGACGAAGAATTTTCGTTCGAATACGATCCATTGATACCTGTCGAACTATTCGTAGTTACTTTTGAAGAAGTACCGTTAGAACCGCCAGAACTCTTAGAGGTTGCAGTCGCCCCACCTTCAACGTTACTAATGTAATATTTACCTTCTACAGTATTTCCTTGACTGTCAGTAGTTTCGTTTGTTTTACCAACTTCTTCATCATGTTCGTTGGCAGCGGAAGCAGAAGTGTTCCAATCTTCTGACAGTGTCCATGCCGAAGTTTTTGTTGTGGCATTAGATACTGCCTTTGCAATTGTATCAGAAAATCCTTCTTGAACATTCTTTGAATACTCGTATTCCTTATTAATCGTGATACCTTGGGAATTACCGATGTATTCAATAACGGATAACGGAACATTTTCAATCGTTCCGATTTCATACAAGAACAAATACTGTCCATCATCCATATTTTCAATAATCACAGGATCAGCGAGGTTGGAAACTGCTTTGGCACGATTCCTATTACTGGTCCAGTTAGCATGGAGCGTTATATTACCGGTTGTACCGGGTTTGATTGCGGAAACGATCTTCCCATCCATAGACCAACCGACAAATGTATAACCGAACCAAGAAGGATTAGTAAGGGTTACACCTTTATCAACAGTATAAGTCACACTAGCCACAGGGACATCTGGCGAATCAAAAGTAACAGTATATTCTACCTTTTCCCACTGTGCATAGAGCACCTTGTTTCCTGTACTGCCAACGGCAATTTCAGCAACTTGTGTTCCTCCTGTTTGAGCGGTAAACCATCCCTTGAAGTTATATCCTTCTACCATAAGGCCCTGAAGAACCAATCCATCTTCTGTCGTATACACAACAGGGTTATCGTTCTCAATATCTATACCAGCAAGGTAAGGATCGTTGTTTGCAATATGATAGGTAACTGCATATTCCGTTTTTTGCAAAATAGGAATTATTTGCTGTTCTACAATGACCGTTTTGCAAACGGAACAATGAGAACCTTCAGTAAGACCTGTTGTGCTATATGTAGGTGCAATCGCACGATCAACTACCTCAGTGTGTCCTGTAGCAACTATCACAACATCTTCTGCTGACATTTTATTAATGCCTTCTGCATCATCGAAGTAACTATCGCAATCACCGCAATACCAGTAAGCAACATTACCGTTTTCGGTACAAGTAGCATTCTTTGTAGATGCACTTATCATTGCTGTGTGCTCACATTTAGGTGTCGAAGGAAGCAACACAACATCGTAGCCGCCTGCAATAAATCTACGGATAAGACGAGTGTCTTTTGCGTTGATAACACCATCATCATTAACGTCCGCTGCGGCTTCATTAATGGTAATGTCATATCCGCCTGCGATATATTGTCTTATCAAACGAGTGTCTTTTGAGTTTATTACACCATCTTCATAAACATCACCGGGGATATAATCAAGAACCACAACATTGCCGTTGGTGATATCCAGAGTCAAGTCTTTGTCATTGTTGAACACATCACCAAAACGGTAAGAAATGTCAACATTAAGTTTTGCGTTCTTTTCTGCAGTATCGGCAACTTGGAAGGTTAATGTTAAAAACACGCCGTCTGCTGTTGCTTCCGCATTTTCTGAGTCCCACGTGAAATTACAAGGGTCTGTAAATGTTCCGGGTTGTGTGAAATCCAATCCGGTAAAAGCAGTTCCGCTTACCGCTTTTATCAACGTCAAATCTTCGTGATATGTAAGTGTAAAGGTTGCACCGGCGATTCCGGGATTGTCTGATATTTTTACATTTACGTCTACCGTTGCACCTGCAGCCGCTGTTACACTTTCAACGTTGACGGTCGCATCTGCCGTACCTGTTGCAAATACATTGACAGGCACACAAGCAAATACAAGAACTACAACTAATAATAATGAGATAATTCTTTTTTTCACTTACTGTCAACCTCCAATCGTTATTTTACAGTAATTTTACCGCCCATTACCTCTAAATCAACATCATCCCAATTGTCGTTAAAAATATCACCGGCACGATAAGAACAATTGATTTCAAAGATATCACCAGATTTAGCGGTAGAGGGCACAACAAAAGTTAAATATACAATAGTACCATCTGCAGAGGTTTCTCCGCTTTCGGAATCCCAAGTGAAATTGCAAGGACTTACAAATCTACCGGGATTGCTATACTGGAGAGCAGAGAAAGCTTCACCATTGCTTGCGGAGCTGAGCGTTAACGCAGAATCATAAGATATCGTAATAGTAGCACCAGCCACACCAGGATTATTCATGATAACAACAGGAACCTGAATTGTCTGTCCTGCGGTTGCACCAACATCGGAAACTTTAATGGTGGGATCAGAAATTTTCGTATATGTAGCCGTAATTACAGTATCGGTTGTAATTTTGCTGTAATCCTTATCCCATCCTTTGAATACATAACCATCTCTGGAAGGGTCGGCGGGAGCTGTTGCAGAAGCACCGGAGCTTACCTCCTGTGTTTTTAATACAGTACCGTCATAATCCTTGAATACAACAGTAAGCTTTGCGGTAGGAGCAGACGGCACTTCAACACCAACATAACCTGCATCGATCTTTGTTCCGTCCGAAAGAACGATCCAAAGATGATAATTTTCGTCAACGTAGCTGTTTACAACGCTGACACCATCTTTGCCATCCTTGCCATTGGCGCCGTCCTTGCCGTTTTCGCCATCATTACCATCTGTACCGTTAGAACCGTCAGTACCTTCAGCTTTAATTCCTGTATCTGTATCGCCAATCCACCAATTGCCGTTTTTAATGTATGGTGTTTTACCATCCACGCCGGGGTCGCCCTTCTGACCCTCGGGGCCACGGATATTACCCAAATCCAGAACGGTTGTGTCGGTCAAAGTGACAGTTAACTCACCATCTGCATTGACAGTAACATTAGCGATACCAACGCCGTCCTTGCCGTTAACACCATCATTGCCATCAATACCGTTAGTGCCGTTTATGCCATCCTTACCATCAGTACCGACAACTTTTCCGACATTCACTTCCTCGCCGGAGGTATAGGTAAGGACAAGCTCCCCATTATTATTGATCTCAGACTTGCTGATACCAATACCGTCCTTACCCTTGATATTTCCAAGGTTAAGCACAGTACCGTTAGTCAGTTTTACAGACAATTCGCCTGCGTCAGAAATTGTAACGGTTTCAATACCAACGCCATCTTTACCGTCAGCACCGTTGGTGCCATCCTTGCCGTCTGTGCCGTTTACGCCATCTTTACCATCAGTACCGTTCACTCCATCTTTACCATCGGCACCCTTAATGTTGCCGAGGTTGATGCTTGTGTTGTTGGAGAAATACAGGATCAGCTCACCATTAACGATCTCAGCCTTGGTAATGCCAACACCATCTTCACCATCAGAACCATCCTTGCCGTCAACACCATTGGTTCCGTTAATGCCGTCTTTGCCATCTGTGCCATCCACGCCGTCTTTGCCATTAGTACCAACGACCTTGCCTACATTTTCGGTTTTGCCATTAGAGTAGCTGATAACCAGCTCTCCGTTAGCGTTGATCTCAGTCTTGGTAACACTTATGCCGTCTTTACCATCGACACCATTCACGCCGTCCTTGCCGTCGGCGCCATCTTTACCATCAGTACCGTTCACACCGTCGATACCGGCAACCTTGCCCAAATTAGCAGAAGAGCCATCAGAATAGGTGATGCACAGCTCACCCGCAGCATTGATCTCCATTTTAGAAATGCCTACGCCATCTTCACCATCCGTACCATCAGTGCCATTAGTGCCGTCCTTACCATCAGCGCCTACAACAACGCCCAAAGCATCGGAAGTACCGTTAGAATATGTAACAACCAGTTTGCCCTCAGTGTTGATCTCAGTTTTTATAATACTGATGCCGTCAGTTCCGTTTGTTCCGTCTACGCCATCCTTGCCGTCGGAACCGTCAACACCTGCGATCTTGCCTAAGTTAACGCTGTTGCCGTCAGAGTAGACGATAGTTAGTTCGCCAGCAGCATTGATTGAAGTAGAAGTAATGCCAACGCCATCTTTACCAGGTGTACCGTCTGTTCCGTTTGCGCCATCCTTACCGTCAGAACCAACGATCTTGCCAAGGGTTTCGGTGTTACCATTGGTATAGGTTACAACCAACTTGCCTTCAGCGTTGATCTCGGTCTTGGAAATACCCACACCATCAACACCGTTAATGCCGTCTTTACCGTCAACACCGACAACCTTGCCGAGATTGGTTTCGTTGCCGTCAGAATATGTAATGATGAGTTCACCCAAAGCGTTGATGGTTGTGCCGCTGATTCCAATACCATCCTTGCCGTCAGCACCATTGGCACCGTCTTTACCATCGGTTCCGTTAGTACCGTTGATGCCATCTTTACCATCGGCTCCATCCTTGCCATCTGCACCCTTGATGTTGCCAAGATCCATAGTTGTTCCATTCGTCAGTACGATCTGCAACTTGCCATCTGCGCTGATAGAGATATCCTGTATGCCGACGCCATCCTTACCATTGGCACCATCTTTACCGTCAGTACCGTTGGTGCCGTTAATGCCGTCTTTACCATCTTCTCCGTCCTTGCCGTCGGCGCCATCTTTACCTGCGGCACCTACAACAACGCCCAGATTTTCTACCGCACCGTTGGAATAGGTCAGGACTAATTCACCTTTATTATTAATTTCAGATTTCGTAATGCTGATGCCATCCTTACCGTCAACACCATCTTTACCATCAGCACCATCCACGCCATCCTTACCGTCAGCGCCGGTTGCGCCAATCACATTGCCTAAATTGGAACGCTGACCGTTGGAGAAGGTCAGAACCAGTTCGCCCTCAGAGTTGATCTCTGCGGAGGAAACACTGACACCGTCTTTACCATCTACACCATTGATGCCGTCTTTACCATCGGTCCCGTTTGTGCCGTTGGTACCGTCCTTGCCATTAGTTCCCACAACTTTGCCGAGATTGGCTGTTGCGCCGTCAGAATATGTAATGACCAGCTCACCAGAGGTGTTAATCACAGAATTTGTAATGCTGACACCATCTTTGCCATCAGCACCATTCTGTCCGGGAGCGCCGGTTGCACCAGTGGCACCATCTTTACCGTCTGCACCAATCACACAACCCAGATTAGTCTGCTGACCATTGGTGTAGGTCAACACCAATTCGCCGTTTGCGTTGATTTCGGATTTAGAAATACCGATACCGTCAACTCCGTTCATTCCAACGACCTTGTCCAGATTCACAGACTTGCCGTCGGAGTAGGTAATCACAAGCTGACCGTTATCATTGACAGATGCACCGGAGATACTTACGCCATCCTTGCCATCTGTACCGTCTTTACCATCTGCTCCGTCCTTACCATTGGCTCCGTCTTTACCGTCTGCACCAACCGCCTTACCAACATTAAGCTCTGTACCATCGGACAGAACAATAATCAGTTCTCCTTTAGCAGAGAACTTTGCCGTGGTAATGCCGACAGCAGATTGCGTCGCCGCTGCGTTAATTGCAGCACTCCACTCATCCTGTGTGCCTGAATATCCGTTTTCAACAGCAATTTCATAAGCTGATTTGCCGTTTAAAGATTCCAGCCACTCCTGCACAGTTCCTTCGTATCCGTACTGAACTGCAAGTTCGTATGCGGATAATCCGTTTTCAATTGTTGTGGACGCCGGAACTGCAGTCTTATCCATCAACAATGTGGTTCCAACTGTTACTCCGATAACCAAGAGCAGAGCAACCACGACCAATGCGATTTTCTTAGCCATACAACACCCTCCGTTTGTTTAAAATTTGGCTTTTGTACAGTTGCAACCACGCAATAAAGCAACATAATCAGAATTATGTTGTTTTATTACACGCTACAAAGACTTTAATCCCAACTATACTCATAACATTTTATCACAAACTCAGCAATAGTTCAACTACTTTTGCAAAAAAACAAA